GCGCGTTAGCAAAAAAGAGGGCCTTCAAGGCCCTCTAGACAATTCCTTCCTTGATGTAATTGTCAGGAGTGACACCATTAGGTGGAAACTCCCTAAAAAACGTGGTTTACTAACCACTCTCAAACTACTAATTATTTACTTAAAAAGGAAATATTATGAAACGTTCAAAAATGTCTCGTAAGAGCTCAAAAAAATCTTTCAAAAAAGGAACCCGCATCCACAATAAAAATATCCAAGGAACCTCTGGTATTATGCGCGGGGGAATCAGGCTATAAATATGCCTTGCTATTCCCCGCTTACTGGCTATAGGTCGAAAGACTTAACAGCCAAGAACAAGCGTAAAATAGTATTTAATCTTAAATACGCCCTAGACGACTCCGAGGTCACCATTCCCTGTGGCAGCTGCATAGGCTGCCGCTTCGAAAAATCTCGACAATGGGCCCTTCGGTGCGTCCACGAAGCAAGTCTACACGACGATAATTGCTTCATAACATTAACTTATAACAACGAAAACCTACCAACTGACCACAGCTTAGACAAAACTCACTTTCAAAAATTCATGAAACGTCTACGTAAAAAATTTACTGGTCAAACAATTCGCTTCTATCACTGCGGTGAATATGGCGAAAAAAACAATAGACCTCACTACCATGCCTGTATCTTTGGCATGGACTTTCCAGATAAGGTCTTACACACAACGACTAAAAACGGAGATAAACTCTACCGCTCTAAACTCCTTACCCAGATATGGGGCAAAGGAGAACAAAACTACATAGGAGAACTAAACTTCAAAACAGCAGCCTATACGGCTCGCTATATAATGAAAAAAATCAACGGCGATAAAGCCGATGAACATTACCGCTTCACCGACGAAAAAACAGGTGAGCAACACCAAATCATACCAGAATATACAACCATGTCCCGACGCCCTGGCATTGCGGCAAACTGGTATAAAAACTTCAAAACCGATGTCTACCCATCAGACGAAGTCATAATAAAAGGCATACCAATGCAACCACCTAAGTATTACGACTCAATACTAGAAAAGGAGAATCCTTTCTTATACGACGATATTAAACATGACAGGCTCTTAAACGCCCAAAAATACCAACACGACAATACGCCTGAACGCCTACACGTCAAACATAAAGTAAAACAGGCACAGGCTAAACTACTATCCCGAACACTTGAGGAAAACTAACATGTTACAAAAAATCTTCACAGTCTACGACTCAAAAGCTGAAAGCTACTCTAACCCCGTATACTTAAACTCAACTGGACTAGCAGTCCGCACCTTCTCAGACTCGGTACAAGACCCAGAATCCCCATTCGCAAAACATCCCGCCGATTACACACTATTCGAATTAGGTACATTCGACGATGTAACGGCAAAAATGGAATTACTATCAACCCCAAAATCGCTTTTCTTAGCGATTGAATTCATTAACCAGGAGAAAACCCAATGAAATCCGTAATGTCCCATAACTTCAGCCAAATACCTAAGGCTGATATACAACGGTCGTCCTTCGACCGCTCTCACGGCGTAAAGACTACTTTCGACGCTGGAAAACTAATCCCAATACTTGTTGACGAGGCATTACCTGGAGACACATTCAAACTCAATATGACGGCTTTCGCCCGTCTTGCCACACCTATTAACCCCATCATGGATAATATGTACATGGATACGCACTTCTTTGCGGTTCCTATGCGCTTACTGTGGGACAATTGGCAAAAATTCAACGGGGAACAAATAGACCCCGGCGATAGCATAGATTATCTAATACCAACTACCACTGCTCCAGCAGTAACTGGCTACGCTGAAGGTTCAATGTCCGATTATTTCGGCATACCAACAAAAGTAGCGGGCCTCGAGCATTCCGCGATGTGGCACCGAGCTTATAACCTCGTCTGGAACGAATGGTTCCGAGACGAAAACTTACAAGACTCTTTAACAGTCTCACGCGGGGATGGACCTGATCCATCAACCGACTACACAATTCAACGCCGTGGCAAACGCCACGATTACTTTACATCCGCTCTACCATGGCCACAAAAAGGCGCAGCTGTTCAACTACCTTTAGGTTCATCTGCACCAGTTGGCTTCGTACCAACTGGTACTAACCCTTTTCAATTTGTTAACGCAAATGACGCCGCTGGCGTTGGTGGCAACATCTCTGATCTTAATAACCCGGGCCCAGACTCAATCGCTGCTGGTGCCGCTATGATCACTGATCTTTCTGCTGCAACTGCAGCAACAATCAACGAACTGCGTCAAGCATTTCAAGTTCAACGATTACTCGAACGTGACGCACGAGGCGGCACTCGATACATCGAGCTAATAAAATCTCACTTCGGCGTTACATCTCCAGACGCCCGACTACAACGCCCCGAATATCTCGGAGGCGGTTCAACACCGGTAAATATCACACCGGTTACACAACAAAGCGCTAGTGACGCCACTACGCCCCAAGGCAACCTTGCCGCGTTCGGAACAGCCACATTAAACAATCATGGCTTCTCTAAATCATTTACCGAACACACAATAATCATAGGTCTAGTCTCAGTTCGAGCTGACCTAACATATCAACAAGGCCTTAACAGAATGTTTTCACGCTCTACGCGCTACGACTTCTACTGGCCTGCACTCTCTCATCTAGGAGAACAATCCATACTTAACAAAGAAATTCTCGCAGACGGAACCGCTACCGACGATGCAGTCTTTGGATACCAAGAACGCTACGCGGAATACCGCTATAAGCCTTCAAACATAACATCCCTCTTCCGTTCAAACGCTACGGCTTCATTAGATGCTTGGCATCTATCGCAAGAATTTGCGACCTTACCAGCGTTAAACGCATCCTTTATCGAAGATAACCCACCCGTCGATCGAATTGTCGCCGTTCCTTCGGAACCCGACTTCATATTCGATTCACACATGTCAATGAGATGTGTTCGACCAATGCCTGTTTACTCAGTACCAGGCTTAATTGACCATTTTTAACCAGGAGTAAAAATATGAACCCAGCAATTATTGCGGGTTTGATCTCAGCCGGCGGTTCCCTTTTGGGAACCGGCGTCTCTGCTCAATCAGCCGGAAAACAAATGCGTTTTCAACAGGCAGCAAATCAAAAGCAAATGGATTATCAGACGGTTGCTAATGCTAAACAAATGGCATTTCAAGAACGTATGAGCGGAACAGCTCATCAACGTCAAGTTGCCGACTTACGTAAAGCCGGACTTAACCCAATACTCGCCGCAGGCGGAAAAGGCGCAAGCTCTCCGGGTGGAGCCGCTGGCTCGGGCACATCTAGTGCCGGAGCATCTTACCAGGGCGATACCCAAATAGGTTCAAAAGCAACTGCATCTGCTTTAGCAGCTCGTCGCCAAAAACAAGAACTGATGAATATGGCAGCCCAAGAGGACAATACGATAATGGATACTGAGGTAAAAGCTCAGACTAAATCAAATTTAGCTGCTACACATTTACAGATTAACGAGCAAATTAAACTAATTCAAGAACAAATCAATTCCGCTAAAGGAGCCGCAGCAGAAGGACAAGCCACAGAAGGTTTGTACAAAATGCTGGAAGGCGACTTTGAAGAAGGCGGAATGCAAAAATTCTTTATGAAATTGCTAATGAGGGCACTCAAATGAAAAAAGAAACAATCACTTTCAGGACTGGTTACAGTCCACAAGTACACGTCACCTTCTCAACTATAGGTGACTCACGTACTAAACAGTCATTCAAAGCTGAATGCGACGTGAACAATATACTTAAAAACTACAACAAAACGGGCGTAATGCCCGAAAACTTCAACCCCGGAGAATACCGCGACGTCGATGGAATCGACTATCAAGAATCTATGCAAATGGTCGCCTCCGCTAACTCGATGTTCGAAGAACTCCCTAGCGCGCTTAGGAAGCGTTTTAAAAACGATCCCGCGCAACTGCTGTCATTCGTACACGATGACGCAAACGTCGCAGAGGCACATCAATTGGGCCTATTACGCGACGACTATAAAGCACCAGAAATCGCTTTATCCACCCCTCAAACGGCAGAGCCGATTGATGAAACAAGCGAAGCGCGTTAGCAAAAAAGAGGGCCTTCAAGGCCCTCTAGACAATTCCTTCCTTGATGTAATTGTCAGGAGTGACACCATTAGGTGGAAACTCCCTAAAAAACGTGGTTTACTAACCACTCTCAAACTA